GCAGTTGAATTACCATTGGCTGTAGCATCAGAAGAAAGAGATTTTATCTTAACTGGTCCACCAGTCTGAACAAAAGCTGTCGTTGCTATTTGGGTAGTATTAGTATCGGCGGCAGCAGTTGGCGCTGTTGGAGTACCCGTTAGTGCTGGTGATGTATTTAAAAAAGCAGCCATTTGGGTCAATGTCGCTTTTTTTGATATTGAACCCTGATTAACAGCAAATTCATCAGCCCCAGAAGCGGCAGGTACTGATGTTAAAAAACTAATCTTGCTATCAGCCATACAAATCTCCTATGAATCTATAATTTCCCAAAAGGATATACAGTATCTATCCTCTCGTAATCCGACTGGTATAGGCCCTCTTATAAGCCTAACTCTTTGTGCAAACATATCTGATATATCATAATCAACAAGTGCGGTTTTAGCTCTTATCATATCATCGGCATCTGTCAAAAATGTTTTTAACCTAACTATATTTGTATACTTTTGTACAGATATATTATAATTTCTTAATTCTTTGGGCGACCATTTTATTAGACATTTTATACATTTTGTTGTTTGTGTCTCTAAGAAACCAAGACCCTTGCAATATGGACACTTTTGCCCCCTTGGAAAAGGTATTGAACCACCAGTTTTATATATCCCGTTAGATCTATTTTTTATAACATCGAATTCACAATTAGTACAAGGTTCTTTTATTGGATTAAATTCAAGAAGAACATTTTTTCCTAATTGATTAATTAGGGAATCAATTCTCCCCTGATATATTTCAATCAAATCTTGACTAATCTGTATTGAGGCTGTAGGGTCTAGGGCTGGACAAGAGATTGCTGGTGGGGTTTGAATCCCTGTGATAAAGAAATTAAAATCGTTATTGATTGTGGCCACATTTAAAATCCTCTATTTTGTCTACACACTCCGTTGAAGTATGTATAGAACTCATCATAGAACCAAGAAACAGTATTTATTGGTGCATCATTTGGACCTCTATATGGACTCAAAACGAATCCGCCAACCGTTCCGCTATTTGTTAATTTGATTTGCCATACTAATTTATCATAAGCGGCACACGGACCATACCGTAAAATATCTTTATATCCGCCAAAACTAACACTTGTATCTATCGCACTATCACCATCTCTAACCTTAATACCTTGCCCAAGTGCTGTTTGAAATTGTGATTGATTTAGTATACAAGCAGCTTTAAGCGGTAAAACAGCCTGTGCCATAGCATCCCCAATATCTACCGGGTCTGGCGTAATGGTATTACCAGCTATATCAAATACATAATCATAAGTAAAATCTATTTCATTATTAGCCAGAATGCCAGCGGCTATTAATGTACTTTGTAAATAACTATCAGTATTTTTTTGTGGAGCATTTAAGTCTCCTAGAAGAACTCTTAAAGTTAATACTAAATCAGTTTCCCAACTCATTTTATATCCTTAAAATATAACTATCTTGGTTAAGTAATGATGGCATAAATCCGTCGTCGCCTTCAATACTCTTAAGTAAAAAATCACCTTCCGCTGTATTAGCAGAACCGTCTGTCATTCTCCAATGATACTGAACTCGACTAGCAGATAATGATGCAATATTACTAGTTGACCAAGAAAACCACCCAGTAGAATCAACTTCTTCACAACCGCTAGATGCTATACTTTGTAAAACTCCGCTTACCCACAATTCAATATTGACGGTTTCTCCCGTTGTGAATTCCCCTAATATAGAAACGGGGCTTTCTAATGAGTAATCATATTCTATTAACATATTATCTCCTTAAAATGGAATCCAAGACGATAGACCTAAATCAAAACCAGCCCCTATTTGTGCGCCACCAGTAGTTGGATTATAATCCATCGTAGATGAGTCAACAAATAATGGTGTACCACTTACAGCACCACTAACATCAGAGAAATTAACTCTTGCAGTTCCGCAGTTATATACTAGATTATTATATCCATTATTGAATATACCATTATCACTTTGAGCCACTATACCACTTATACAATTTACAACAGTATTATTCTTAATAATTGCTTGTCTTATTTGAGCATCATCACTAATACGAATACCAGTTTGTGTTATTCCAGAACCATCAATCAAACAATTAAACATCATTAAGCTTCTGTGATTTAAATCGTCGTTTTGATGGAATCCAGAAATAAGATTAGCCTTCGCTACACATGTGAAAAAGTGATTTCCGCCGCCATTATAGAATCCATGACCACTATTTGCTACAGAAACACAATTTGCAAAATAGCAACTTTCAGTACCTTCGAAACCATTCCCTGTATTATCGTGAGAATAACAATCTATAACAGTAGAAGATTGAGGAACCCCAAAAGCTAATGTTCCACCACAATGATCTACTTCACAATGAATAAATCTAGAGGGGAAACTAGCAAAAGCTGGTCTAAAACCTTGACCAGTGTATCTAGTTATTCTTATGTTTTCGAAACTCCAATAATTGCTATTATTTTTTAATGTCACACAATTTGTTTTTGTGTTATTGGAATCGAATATAGCAAGCCCATTATCTCCCGGAGTCGTAGAGTATCCAATTAATCTTGGAAAAGCGTTTGTTTCTCCATTAGCTGCTATACTTCCGGCAGCAGTAGTATTAACCATATCTATAGATTCATTGAATATGCCTTTAAGATATAATGTATCACCAGCAGAAGCGGAAAATATAAGTTTGCCAGCAGTAGCAAATGCCCCACCTATAGCCCATGTGACACCAGAAGTTACGGAATTTGGAGCAGGAGTAACATTTACAGTATCTAATCCATCATCAACAGCAGTAATCTCAAATATGTCACTTCCATTCTTTCCGTCTGTTCTCCCGTTAAGACGAATAGTATCGCCGATAACAACTGTCGATAAATTTGGTGTGTCCACAGATAAAGTAACGGTTGCGCCAGCTACCGTTGAAGCCCCCGTTCCGCTAGCTTTGGGGAGTGCAGATGTAGTAGAACCACTATTAGTATCAATTCCAACACCACTTACCGCATACATTGTAACAGACATTATAATCTCCTAACGTGGCTGTTATCTCTTGGTATTTTTATATTGTTAATTTGTTCACGATTCTTAATTATAAAATTACCTTTAAATTCTTCCGCATTATTACCAGTCATCACATACAGATATTGATTTATAGAATATTGTAATGGTCCCAAATTATCTGTTGACCATCCCCATCTACCAGTATCTCCTATTGGATAACATTCGTCATCATATAATACAACCGCAGCATTTACACCACTAATAAGATCGAAAACCTCTATGGTCACGCCAGTTGGACTATTCTCAAATCTACCTATTATTTGTGGAGAATAATCTGCACTAGCAAATAATGTATCAAGATCAAGACCAAAACCATCATCTATAACGTCTGTGCCATTTCCACCATCTGCTGAAAATTCAGATTGATATGGGCCGATATTCATAGAATTAAATGGGCCAATATTCATCATAAATTAGTTTCCAATTAATAGTAACTTATTTAAGAATTCATCATTTAGGAAAAATCTATTAAATTCAGCGTCTGAATATTTTATTAATTTAGCAACAGACCTACAACGAGAATCAAATCCTAACAATCCAAATCTTTTTGAAATCGTGCTAGGATTTATATTTAATAACATTCCTATTTGAGAATAGGATAATCCCATATTGTATAGCTTAATTAAAACCTTATCAGAGACTATTTTATTTGCTTCTGATTTATTTCTTAATTCCACTTTATTTTCAATCAATATTTTATAAATTGTACTTGCACTCAAATTATGTTTAATGGATATATCATTACAAGTATCGCCTTTTTTATATAAATCTATAATATTTTGAATTTTTGATTTCTCAATCAACGGTTTACTCCTTTTTGAATGAGCTATTTTAGCAGATTTACTCATTTTAAGCCTAGATTCATTACTTGGTTTATAACCAAAACAACCTTTTACCGGAGCAGTAAGATTAAATCCTAAATCTGGATTATGACAATCTGTGTTGGTAAACCATTTTAATTCTGATTCAATAAGATTTTCTTTATCAACTATTTCTATAACACGCCATTCAAAATTTTCTTCGCCATATTTGTTCCACGAACTTTGTAGGTATTTATTATAATGCTTATTTTGCTTTAACAGATTTTTATGATTCATCCATCTACGATTTATATTAACTGAACTACCTATATATATTTTGCCTGTTAATTTGCATTTAATTTCATAAATTCCAGTTACATCCACAGCCACAAAATACCTTTCAATCATGTTCTAGTATTTTATACACAAATAACGCCAATAAAAAAGAAAAAGGGGCTGTTAAAAGCCCCTTTCCCCTTAATTTAAATCGAAATGCGGATTATAGAGAACCGAGAATTACTCTACGATCATCTAGTACACCGAATCCGTGGACTTGATATCCGAAAACACCTTGCTTTAGTCTGCGGTGTAGGTGTGGATCATCTACAACCACTAGAGGCTGGCGAACAGGCATTACGAACGAATCGTTTGAACTTAGATCAAGACCGATAACGATTTCTTCATCGCTTGCACCCATGCTTACGCCGAGTGTTTCGAAGTAGTTCTGATATTCTTGACTAACACCAAGTTCAAATAACGGATGTAGCCGAACTCCATAAATTTCAGCTAGTGGACCTTCCGTTTCTGAAGATGTAAAGATTTCCCGTCTGGTGAAATCGTCTACTTCATCAGTATCCCAATTTCTGATATCTTCTAGTGCTTCTAGACTGATATAAAGATCAGTTAGGCGACCACGATTTGGTGTAGCACTATTCCCACCAGAAAGACGAGCCATAGTTGTCTTCATCAAGCTTACCAATCTCTTAGTAAACTGACCGACAGATGCAGAGCTATCAAATACCATAGGTGCGCCACCATTAAAGTCGGTTCGGCCTGCACCAGCAGATATAATTGTTCGCCATCCATCAACGTTCATCTTCTGAACAAATCCGTTATTGAATACTTCCAATGCTCTTGCCACGACATTCCATCTAGCATCTCGGCTAAATTGAATTGGCCAATCGATAGCATTAGCTACTTGGTATGTTTGGACAGTTATGCTGTCGCTCGATACTGTTCTTTGTGGTATAGCCCCCTCATTTGGCATTTGGTAAGCTATATACTGCCCATCTTGATGTTGCTGATACAAATCTAGTTGATATTCAGCAGTAGCGCCGGGTTCTAGAACTTCTACAGAGAAGATACCATTTACAATATCTCCATCGAGCAATCCCTCACGAAGAGGCTCTTGTAGTGCG